CTAGATTACCACTGGCCGTGGCCGTTATGACTTTTGCGCCGCCACCTGCTGGCAGTAAATCGCTTAGATTGCTCATGTGCTGTAATCCAGATTGATGCTGTTAGTGGACATCGCTTTGCCAGCGGTCACTGAAGAAGATGTGGTGCTGAGTGTGCCGTCATCTTGGACGTAGTAGGTTGTGTTAGGCACGAGGTTTGGATATGAGCCTGAAACCTGCAACCCTTTTGCCGTTCCGTAGTTACTGTTACCAGTATCTTTGTAAACGACCACAGAAGTATTTTGATTAGAATCAAAAGTAGCAGCCATATAAGCAAGATTATTGCTAATCAGACTTACAGCAGAACCGTAAGAGATGGATGTTCCAGATACGGTTCCGATGCGGTAATAGCCAAGACTACTTGATTTGTAAAAGAAAATTATTTTGTTATCACTGCTATCGAAAGTGGTAGCACCTAAGTTATGCACCTCTTCAATAACAAGTTCCGTTCCAAAAGATATACTTGTTCCCGAAACAGTACCGACCACTGATCCAGTATAGTCGCTATTGTTTGCGTCCCTGTAATTTATAACGACTTTTCCAGCATTCGAGTCAAAAGCAACAGAAAGATTTTGTCCAGACACGCTTCCTATTGCTACCCTAGTTCCAAAAGAAATAGAAGTTCCACTTACTGTACCTACAATGCCGTATGTAGCACCGCCTGCAATACTGTAAGGTATAACTACTTTGTTATTAGTAGAGTCAAAAACAAAACCACCAAAGGCAGCACTCAACGACCCTGTTGAGTCCACCACCACCTCAGTTCCAAACGATATAGAAGTTCCTGAAACCGTACCGACTATTGCTGTGCCATAACTACTGTTGCCATTATCCGAATAGGCTACGACAACCTTATTAGCATTACTGTCAAACCCCGCTTTAATGTATACCGTTGCAGCAGAGGCAAAAACTACCTCTGAACCAAACGATATTGACGTTCCTGAGACTGTCCCAACGATAGCCGTGCCGTATTCCGAGTTCGCTACATCCGAATAGACTATAACTACTTTGTTATTGCTGGAATCAAAGGTAACATCTACATAGCTGGTTGAGGCCGCTGCAAAAACTACAGGAGTCCCCCACGATATACTTGTGCCTGATACCGTACCCACTGCACAAGTACCGTGTTGATTACTATCGTCTTTATAAGCCACCACGATTTTGTTATTACTGCTGTCGAACGCTATGCCCTGATACTCGGTTGCAGTGGACTGGTACACCGCCGCAGAGCCTAGTGATCCTGTATAGGCAAATGGCAACAACTGACTGTTGGTCACCACACCGCCCTTCATCGTGATATTGCCGCTTGCTGCGTTGGATATGGCTGCGTCTGCTATGCCTAAAAAATTTGTTGAGGTAAGGTTTGTCGCAGTGTAAGCGGGGGTAATGGTAATAGCAGTTCCATAATTAGAATTGCCCACATCCTTATAAGCAACCACTATTTGTTCAGCCGCTGCGTTATACGCAGACTGGTTCATGTCTCCACTATCCTCTAGCTTAATATCAGAACCTTTAGCAAACGTGGTTCCACTAACTGTACAGATTATCGCAGTTAATTCGGCATTGTTTTTTCGACCAGAGTAAACAACTTTTTGTGCTGCAGTATGGTATGCCACTGATGCATAATTAGTGCTGCTGTCAGCAGTCATCATGCTGTCTCTTGTTCCGAAGGAGATAGAAGTTCCCGAAACAGTCCCTATTATTCCATACACAGTGGCGCTTTCTCTGTAAGCAACGAATATCTTGTTTTGGCCCACATCGTGAACAGCTCGGTTTACTAGAGTTTTTTCGTTGTTACCATAAATCGTTGGACTGCCAAAAGAGATAGACGTACCAGATACCGTACCTACACTTGCTCTGCCTTTGCCGGAACTACTAGCACCTGTACCATATACAATAATTATTTTGCTATTCGTAGAATCATAAGTAATTCCAAGTTGAAATACAGCCAAGTGACTTGAGGTACTAAATTGAGTTTCTGACCCAAAAGAAATAGAAGTGCCACTTATCGTTCCAACCCTTGAAAAACCGTAGTCGCTTTGCGTTCCGTCTTGATAAGCGACTACAATTTTATCGTTTCCAGAATCATACGCAGAAACAGTATGGTCTAAATTATTTGAACTCCACTGATTCTCTGAACCAAAGCTAACTGTAGTTCCAGATACAGTGCCAACAATAGAACGTCCACCAGATTGATTCCAAGATATGACAAACTTATCTGCCGTAGAACTGTAGACAACAGTAATATCAACAGTAGAGGAACTTTTAAAAACGACAGGAGTTCCATAAGTCAATGTGGTTCCAGATAATGTGGCAACCACTGCTGTTCCGTAGTTGCTGTTGGCATTATCCTTATAAGCGATTAGTAATTTATCGCCAGTAGAATTAGAAGCAATCCCATTCTCTTCAGAAGCGGCCGATTCATAAACAGCAGCAGAACCTACCGCTTCACTTACTGACCTAGCGTCAGAAGCAATTTGGGACACCGTGCCATTATCATTCAAGACAACAGGCTTGCCAGAAGTTATAGTTCCACTCGCAGTAAAACTTAGCTGCTTACTGGCCGCACCCGCTGGTAAAAGATCGCTTAGATTTGTCATGTCAAATCCATCATGTTAATTGTTGTGGCAGTGACAGCCTGTCCTATCTTGACCGCTGGGCTTGTGCTGGTAGTAGACACACTGCCATCGCTTTGGACGTAGTAGTCAGAGCCTATGGTCAGCGAAGATTGCTTGCTGTTGATACTGCCCTTGACGTTGATCTTGCCTGTTGCACTGTTTGAAATAGCAGCATCTGCTAGGCCGATGAAGTCGGATACATTTGTTGATCCAAGCTGTAAAACTATTGAAGTCCCGTAATTGCTATTACCACCATCTTCAAAGCCAATTACTACTTTGTCTGAATTAGTATCATAGGTAGCAGTGCATCTTTCTGACGTTGCTGCTGCAAACACAACAGGCGTTGCGTAAGTAATCGACGTACCACTGACAGTGCCAACAGCATAGGTTCCGTAATTACTATTGCCTTTATCCATATACACCACAACCGCTTTCCCTGCGTCTGGATCAAACGTGATTCCAACTTCTTGTATGCCGCCACTCTCAAATTCCACTTCAGAGCCATAGGATATAGACGTACCGCTAACCGTACCAACGAGTGATTTACCTTTTTCTGAATCAGCGGTATCTTCATATGCGATAACCACTTTGTTATTAGTGGTGTCAAATGCACACACTGAATTGGCAGTGCCAGCGGCATGAAATACAACAGCAGTTCCAAATGAAATAGACGTACCACTCACAGTGCCAACAATAGCGGTTCCGTGACTCGAATTTCCTACATCAGTATATACCACTACTGTTTTATTACTTGATGTGTCAAAGCAAGACGATTGTTGATATAAACTTGATTGAGCAGACTCAAAAACAACTGGAGTTCCAAAGCTAATTGATGTTCCGCTTACCGTGCCTACTGCGGCTGTACCATAGTTATTGGTTGTGTCTTTGTAAAACGTAACTACTTTATTCAAATTGCTGTCAAATGTAGTTGAGCTTTCCCCAAGAGTATTCGTAGTAATGGTAGCCTCAGAACCAAAGCTAATGCTTGTCCCACTGACCGTACCGACCACCGCTTTTGTTTTTTCGCTGTCACCGTTATCACGAAATACAATAACCACTTTATTAGAGTTGCTGTCAAAAGTTCCTGACTGAAAATAAGTAGTTGCAGCGTTAAATGTAACAGCAGTGCCGAAGCTAATACTCGTTCCACTAACCGTGCCTACTATCGCTTTTCCGTGATTTGAATCTGCAGAATCAGTATAGATAATGACTACCTTGTTGTTTGAGGAGTCAAAAATAGGCTGAATATAGTAAGATTGTGCCGTTTCAAAAACGACCTCTGAGCCTGTGCTTTCTGATTGACCAGAAACTTCAGACACCGTGCCATTAGCATTCAGAACCACAGGCTTGCCAGAAGCTACCGTGCCACTGGCCGTGAACTCGACAATGTTCTGCCCACCACCGCTGGGCAGCAGATCAGAAAGATTACTCATTTACACGCTCCAGCCGATTGTGCCGTTGATGTAGGTCATTACGATCTCAGCGAAGTTCTTATCGAACGTCAGATCGGTTGCGCTACTGGCAATGTTTGAACCGTTCCTAGCTACCGTAAAGTTCGTAGTCTCTGCGGCGCCTGTGCCATCCTTAATTACCACCGCGTCCCCCGCACTAGGAGAGGAAGGCAGCGTAATCGTTATACTACCGGCTGTAACCACAACATAGTCTCTGTTACTCGCTGTATAGTTGCCGCTCTTCAGAAGTGGGACTATCGCGCCAGAGCCGCCGTTAGCAAAAGGTAGCACACCGGATACGTTTGCAGTCAGACTACAGTAGGTAGTGGCTGTAGAGCCGGTGCCACCGTTGCCTGTGGGTAGTGTTCCTGTAACTTGTGAGGTTAGGTTTACATTGGCTAACGTACCGCCAAGGGTAAGATTGCCTGAGCTGGTGACCGTGCCGGTAAGTGTTATGCCATTTACTGACCCTGTACCGCCTACACTAGTAACAGTGCCATCACCCACATCAACTTGACCCAAGGCGTCTACTACAGCAGCCCCAGAACCCGCGCCATCCAGATATACAATCTTGGCTGCGCCTGTGGGTATAGTGACGTTAGCGCCAGAGCCTTGTGAGATATTTATGGACTGACTTCCGCTGGTAGCGTTCTCTATCCACATCACCCGAGAAACGGTGTTTGGCCCGATAGTCAAGGTTCTGGTTGTCGTGAGAGATGCGCCAGAAGTGACCTTTAAATACAGCGCACGAGCTGGATCAGTCGCTCCATCAGCCACCGTCGTAGTAGCGTCTGCGTCTGAAGCAAAGGCTGCTTGGGTAGCAAACCCTAGCGATTCTCCGATAAGCTCTAAATTAGTGTTTGTGCTTGTGCCCCAAGTGCCATCTTCGTCACCCGTGGTAATTTCTTTGAGTCTTAAATTGTTTACATAAGTAGCCATTCGTCAGCTCCTAGGCGGCTTTATCTATATCCACCCATCCGGGCGTCTGTGTGTCTGTTACGTTTGTCCAGTTAGGTGTTTGACTGTCGTCTATTGTAGTCCATATAAAAAAGTTTACATCCCCAACTGCACCGGTTCCAGCTACTCCCGTAGGAATAATTGTCTCGTCTACCGAAATCGCTACGGTGCCTATTGCACCCGTCCCTGCTACACCTGTTACTGCTGGAAATACAGTAGCGCCATCTGCACCTATCTGTCCTGTGCCTGATACGCCTGTTGGAGTAACATTTTTATCGTAGGCTGGTGTTGCTGTGCCTATGGCACCTGTGCCGGATACGCCTGTGATTGCAGGCACTACTGCATCTGTTGCAGTACCTATAGCTCCGGTTCCACTGACCCCAGTAACATTAAGAGCTACTTGGGTTGTTACATTCCCTACAGCACCTGTGGCACTTACGCCATCTGGTATAACAATGTCGGCAATAAAAACATTTGCAGTGCCAACCGCGCCGGTACCCTCGACACCTACCGGGATCACCACATCGTCTACAGCAACGATGAAGCCCCCCATTTCTCCTACGCCCTGTACCCCTGTGGGTATTTGGACGCTGCTGTAGTTAGTTACTACAGTACCTACAGCTCCGGTGCCTTCCACTCCTGTGGGAGCTACGTTATCGCCTAATACGATAACTGCGGTGCCTATTGCACCTGTGCCCGCCACGCCTACCGGAATAACACTATCCGATATGGCAAATGTTACTGTCCCTACTGCCCCAGTGGCGGAAACGGAGACATTGACATTCGCACCCCAAGCACCTTCGCCCCAAGCACCATTTCCCCAAGTCGCCCCGAGGTCTAGGATGGTACCTACACCACCCCAGCTATTACTGCCCCAGCCTCGCTCACCAAAGCCGCTTGTTGGCCCTGAATACATGAGGCTGTCCTACTAGGCTATGCGAATAATCGCAGTAGAGGCGCCAGCAGCGGGAAACTGGATTTGGAAATCGCCAGTGCTAACAGTTTGATCGCCACCAAAACTTAATACCGCACAAGCAGAATTAGAGTTGTTAGTGTTATAGATCATCGCGCCACTTGTAGTGAAAGACGCACTTGACCAAGTAGTGTCAGCAAAATCGCAGACAGCAGTAGTGCCACTAGCCACAGGAGTTACGTTGGTCAGAGTGTTGCCACCTGCGCTGTAACCTGTGCCGCTCGTCTCGTCACTGTTGCCCGTAATGTCAGAGTAATTAGTGCTTGCAGCACCATAGGTTCCACTGCCTGAAGCAGTTGCCTTTAATAGTGCAATCTTCAGCGTGTCAGCGCCATTTTGCAGGTCGTGTAAACCCTTAAGCAGCTCAACTTTAAAGCTGGTTGGCATCGCTGTAGTGACGGTAATAGCCATGTTAAATCTCCAATAATTTTACAAGTTCCGAATGCCCAACATCACGGAATCTATTTGCCAAAGTAGTGCGATCAGATCGTATAGCTTGTTTCATGCTTTCCACTAACACACCACGAATTTGATTTTTGAACGCCTCTGCCTGCTCCTGTATGGCCGGATGGCAGTTGCCTCCTACATAAATAATCTTGTCTAGCGCCTGTTCAGCCAACTCTTCGGGAGTAAAGCCCCGGTTTGAAACAGCAGATACTGTAACAGTGCCTACTTCAACCAGACCATCTGCACTAATCAAGCGACTTCTCTCCTAACCTGCCCAGAACGATAAGTGTCCTCACGGAGTTTGCCGTCACCAAGGTTCTTCAACAGGGCCAATGCTTGCACGTACATTTTTTCGTACAACGCCACCATATCAGGCTCACCCTTCTGAAAGCGTATTGCTTCTACCAACGTGCCATTTAACAACGCTGAATCAAAATTAGTGCCTAGCCAAGTAGTGCCAGCAGTCACAATCGACTGTGGGTAGTACCCAAAATGTATTTCGGCAGCGTAATTAGCATCTGGTGTTGGCCCTATAATAAAACTTGTTTCGTCAAATATAGCGTAATGCTGGGGTGTACCTGTTGTTGCAGGGTTAGGATAAGCCTCACGGATAAAGTTAGAGTCTTTGTCCAACAAGTAGGTGTAGTTGTTCCCACTAATAATTGCTAGAGAAAACACGTACAACATACCGCTAGGCATCGTCAGATACTTATTCCCAGTAGTTAAAGTACCTGTTTGATTTTTACGCAACGCAGGAATCTGCACCGTGCTGTATATCTTCTGCTCGGCTTGCTCTGCAAACATGGCGTGTTGATCTGCCGTAAATGTCTGCTCACAGATATCTTCTACATTTGCTTTTAGCTCAGTGTAATTCACTACGCCATTGGCCCCCGTGCCATTGTGCCTTTAGTAGCAGCACCAGTACCGCGAATTTTAACGCCACTAGTTTTCATGTCTTTAGGCGGTTGATTAACAGTGTCCACCTTGTAAGCCACAGGCTCGTTGGGGTGTTCAATAACACTGGGCGCCTTTTTGTTTGATCTTTTCATTTTCAAACCCCTTACGGTGTATTTGCTTGCCCACCCATACCTGAGTGGTTTGAACAATAGTAATATAAAGTAGGAGCGCCAACAGCTACGACTATCTGTGTATACGCTCCAGCACTTCCGGGTGATCCTACGTAAGTCACTCCTGTTGTATACTCGCTTCCCCCACCCCACGTGCCATCAGATGTGGTAGAAAATCTCAAAGGGTGGCCGCTGTTTGAGTTATCGCTCTGATCTATTCTGTAAGTGCTACCTTCACTTAAACTCATCGTAGCTTGTAACGCTCCTTCAACATAGTATCTGTTTCCTGCGCCCGGATTAGCTACAGTCACTGTAAGGGCGGAATATGGCGATACTGTCCCTACTCCTCCTGTTGCACTTACGCTCCCACTGGGTTGTGCAACATCTCCGCCCCCTCCGGCCCCTACTATTACAACTTGGCCTATCTGCCCTGCTCCTAAAACTAACGAGGGGTTTATAGG